AAAGTAAATGGTGAATGGAAAAAGTCCAAAGTTTATAAAAAAATAAATAATGAATGGAAAGAAGGTCATTAATATGGTTGAAAATGAAATCTTTGAATTAATTAAAGGTGACACCTACGAAAGAAACATAGTCATAGAAAAGTATACATCTGAAATTAGTCAGATGTATTTTTCTGTAAAAAGCAAAGAAACAGATAAAAGAGTTATATTACAAAAAAGTCTAGATAATGGAATAACACTAATGGATACTGCTGATGATAAAAGAACATATCAAATATTTATTGATAGCACAGATACAGACAATATGAAAACTGGCGATTATTTCTTTGATGTTGAAATAATAACACCTACAAAAACTATACCTATAAAAAGAACTATAGTAAAAGGCACATTTAGATTAAATACAGAAATCACTACTACAGATAATGAAAGGGGTGCTTAATATGGAAGATATTATAGTAACAGTTTTAGATACTAACTACATCCCAGAATATGAAACAAAAGAAGAAGAAAGAAGAAACAATGAAGAAGCTAGAGTAATAAGTGAAGAAGAAAGAATACAAAATGAAAATACAAGAATTGCTAATGAAGAAGCAAGACAAACAAATGAAACTAATAGAATAGCACAATATAATTTGATTCAATCTAAGCTTGATAATGGTGATTTTAATGGTGAAGATGGTTATAGCCCAACTGTAATAACTTCAAAAGCAGATAGAACTACAACTATTACTATTACAGATAAAAATGGAGAACATACAGCAACTATACTAGATGGTGAAGACGGAAGTGCTTCAGGTGATATGTTAAAGTCAATGTATGATACAAACGACAATGGAATAGTAGATAATGCGGAAAAAGTAAATAATCATACTGTACAAAGTGACGTTCCGGCTAATGCAGTATTTACTGATACAGTATTTAGTGGTAATTATAATGATTTGACTAATAAACCTAGTATTCCATCAAAAACATCTGATTTAACTAATGATGCTGGTTATTTAACATCACATCAAGATATATCTGGAAAACAAGATACATTAGTATCTGGATCAAACATAAAAACTATAAATAACGAAAGCATACTAGGCAATGGAAATATAGAAATACAAGGTGGAGAAACAGAGGCAATTTATTTAGGAGATGTTACAGATTTTATAGGTGGTAATTATTTAGACTTAAATAATTTAAAAAAAGGCTATTATTTAATGAGCTGTACCAGTAATTATCCTAGAATAGGATTAAAAGCAAAAAATGGGGAAAATGAAATTGTAGGTTATTGTCATTTCACAAAAATAGGAAATAATGACAAATTAGCAGAAAACATAATTTATTTACAGGTAGAACATGAAATACCAGATGTATTTAGTGAAACAATAAGTTTTGGTTCTTTTTCTTATAACGCTTATAATGATAGAGAAAATAAAATTGAATTTATAAAAAATGGTATAAGAATAGGAACAAATGCAATAGATACTTCATCTGTATCAATATATACTTTTAATTTATCTCTAGTTGATAAAGCACAGACAATTAGTGGTAAAAAAACATTTACAACTTTGCCAGAAAGTTCTGTTGTACCTACAACTGATAATCAATTGGTAAACAAAGCGTATGTTGACACTCAAATTACAGGTGCTTTAGGTGGTGATTATTAATGGCTAGGACAGATAATCTAAGTAATTTTTTAACAGACGTAGCAGACGCTATTAGAGCAAAAAAAGGAACAAGCGAAACAATAAATGCTAGCGATTTTGACACAGAAATAGAAAATTTGCCGAGTGCCGGGGGTGATTTAGACGAATATATAAATACAACAATAAGTGAAGATACTGCTTATAACAATACTTTTACAGATCGTTTTATAATAAAACCATTAGAAATAAATATAAATAGCAATGTCACTTCTTTAGCAAGTGCATTCGCATATTTTCCTGCAGAAATTATTTTCAAAAATGTTGATACTTCAAATGTTACTACAATGCAAAATATGTTTAGTAATTCAGCAAAAATAAAAAATATAGATTTGTCAAAATTTGATTTTTCAAATGTGATTAACATTACTTACATGTTTCAAAATTGTTCTAATTTAAAAACAGTAAATTTTGGAAATGCTACTTTTAGTAATTTTACTGGTGTTTTTGAAAGAATTTTTGGTGGTTGTTTTTCGCTTGAAGAAGTTGATACTTCAAAATTTAGTTCAACTGTTCAAGCTCCAAGATATATGTTTTCTGGTTGTAGTAAATTAAAAAGAATTGATTTAAGTGGTTTGAATGTTAGTGGTGGCTTTATGTGGGGAAACTTTGAAAATTGCACATCCTTAGAATTTTTAGATATTAGAAAATTTGATTTAACATCTTTTTCACAGTTTAATGTAAACAATTTTACAGGAGTACCAGCTAATTGTGAAATAATAGTTGGAACAGAAAATGACAAAAATGCTATTTTAAATTTAAGAAGTGACTTTACAAATGTAAAAACAGCCGAAGAATATGAAGCTGAATAAAATAAATAAAGGAGAATAAAAATGAGTAATAATACACAAATAGACATGTCTTTTATTTTTTCTCTAGCTGCTTTTATTGGATTGGTAATAAACATAATCTTAACTGTAAAACGTGATAATAAAGCTAACCAAAAAGATGATTATTCATTAAAAGAAGGAATAATAAAAGCTAATATGAAACTAGACCAAGTATGTAGTACTAATAATAGTATTTTAGTAGAAGTGGATAAATTAAGCGATAAAGTAAATTCAATGGCACTCAAACAGGAAAATCATGAAACAAGAATAAAAATACTGGAGGAGAGACATGAAAAAAGCATGGACTGATATAAAAAGTTTTATTACTGTTATAACTATGTTGTTGTTTGCTTACTGTATTGTAAGACAACTTCCAATACCAAGCGAACTTCAAAACGTAGTTTCAGTAGTAGTAGGTTTCTTTTTAGGAAGTAAAATAGGAAAAGAGGTAGATTAATATGAGTAGAGTATTAAAAAATAAAAACCATCATATTACGCAAGGGTATAGTAATCAACATTTAGCAGTAGACTTAGTAGGAACAGGTAGCTCACTAGATGATATAACAGCACATAGTGACGGAATAGTTAATTGGTGTCAAACAGGTTATGGCAATAAAAAAGGCTCAACAGGTAACGCTAGTTATGGAAACTCCATAAAAATAAGGCATAATAACGGTTATGAAACATTATACGCTCATATGAGTAGGGTATATGTTGCAAACGGTCAACACGTTTCTAAAGGACAAGCAATAGGTTATATGGGTAATTCCGGTAATGCTTATGGAGCTCATTTACATTTTGAGGTAAGAAAAAATGGTACTAGGATAAACCCAACACCATATTTGAATGCAGATTTACCGGGTAATGGAACAGCTAGTCAACCTCAGCCAAGTGTTACTACAGGTAAGCACTTACACCTGCCAGCAAGTGCACAAACATGGAGAGTATATCCACTTGATAAAGCACCAGTTAAGGGTAATGAATGTGCATTTATAAAACCTGCTAAATTTGGTGGACTAGACTACGATATAATCAGATTCAGCCAATCTGATGTAGCAGTAATTAGAACTAGAGACTTTGGGGAAGTGCAAATATATGTAGCACCATCTACAGGGGCTACTATAAATTAATGATTTTCCAGATATAGGAAAAATGATAAAAGGTAACCGACATTATTGCCGGCTACCTCTTTTTTTATGCAAAAAATAAAAATAATGCGTCCTAAATAATACTAAGACGCATTAATGCGTATTAAGGCTTCAATGAAAGGAGGAAGTCCTTAATACGAGTAATATACTAATTATAATGTCGCAAAAAGTCAATAAAAATAAATCGACAAAAAACGACAAAATATGACATTATTTTAGTAAATACTTTCTATAATGTTCCTCATGTTCTGGAAATATTCTGCACATATTATTATAAATCATCTCTCTTTGCAGTTTATCACAGTCCTTATGCTCATTAATAATATGTTCTTCATAAGATAGTGGGGCTAGGTTCCATAAGTTATTATTAGACCTATTTCTATCTATATGATGATAATGTCTTATGCTAAATACATCACCTTTTTTGGGTAAATACCTACCGCTGGCGACACTAATTACATAATCTTGATTATCAGGAGCCTCGTGTATAGTATCTAATTGTTTGCGAATTTTAGTTGGTATATTCATTTTAATGTGCATTAAGCTACCATTTTTGTACTCCATTTGTACTCCGAAATGTACGAAAAACACGAAAAATAGGAGTACAAAGTGAAAAATATAATATAAAAACCCTTTGAAAATAAAGGGTTTGTATTTTTAATGGAGCGGATGAGGTGCTCCAAATGTGTTTCGAAAACCCTTTAAAAACAACGCTTTCTAAAGTTTGTACTCTAAAATGTACTCTGACTTTATTTTTAAAGATATTTATCAGTAGCTAATGCTACCTCCTTTCTAACTTGATTTGATAAATGACCATACTTGTTTACCGTAGTAGCATAACTAGAGTGCCCTAATCTTTCACTAATTAAATATAATTCTTTTCCTTCCTGCATCATAGTAGCAACGTAAGTGTGTCTTAAATCATACATCCTGATACGTTTAACTTCTGCCTTATCACAACAATTATAAAATTGTTTTCTTAGTGCTGTATCGCTGTATGGTCGTTTATTTGAATGATTAAGAAAAATTAAAGTATTGTCATTAATATTATAACCTAATTTAATTAGATATTTTTTATAATTATTTATTTCGGTAGAGATGGTAGGGGAAACGTCTACGTCCCTAATGGAAGAATCATTTTTAGGCACTTTTACAAAAGATTCATTTTCTGGATCATAATCAATAGAGTGTATTAAATGTATTTTATCATTAATTGTATCAATATCTCCAAATGTCAAAGCTCTTGTTTCTCCAATCCTATCTCCTAAAGAAAAGCCTAATAGAACAAGTATTTTGATTCTATAACTCATCTCATTATCTTCAGAGTTAATGTATGTAAAAAACTTTTTTACTTCATCAGTATTCCAATATTTCATTTTGCTTTTAGTCACCTTAATTTTTTTTACATGATCTAGTGGATTTATTATTAATATTTCATTTTCTAAACACCAAGTGAAGAAACCATGTAGCTGACATAATACTTCATTTTTCTGTTTATCACTTGTATCTAAATTATTTATGAATAACACTAAGTCTTGTTTTTTATATTTAGAAATTGATTTAGTAAATGAATTATTTAAATATTTGCTATATATTCTTTTCTTCTTAAGAATGGTATTATAAGCAAGTTTTTTAATATATTTACAATCATATATATATTTATCCCATAATTCATCAAAATTGTTTTTATATCTAATTTCAGCCTTTTTTTGTAATCTACGTTTAGGATTTTCTCTAATCTTAAGAGCTTCTTCTATTGATGTTATTTTCTTCTTTCCATCAATCGTTCCAATACTTGTCTTAGGATTACTAATTAAAACCATATAATTTTTATTTTTTTTATTTCTGTAAATATTTTGATACCTTGTTTTTTCATATCTTTTTAAGTCCATTTTAACACTCCTTCTTTACAAATTTAAATTTTTGTTATAAAATGAGTGTACAGAAAAAAGAATGTTGAACGCATTTAAATTTCTGTACCCGACTATTTACTGTTCCAGCAGTAGATAGTCTTTTTTTATTTATCTTTTGTGAAAATTATACAAAGCATAATGAATACGGAACCACATAAAGCATATAAGCCTGCTGTTTTTACATCTATACCTATATTTGCTGCAAAAACTAAAATTATTCCATAAGTCATTATAATAAATTTTATTTTTTCGCCAGTAGACAAATCCTTTTTCTTCATAATTACCCCTTTACCTGTTTTTTATTAAAATAATAATCCCTATAACAATGTTGATAATTCCGAGTAAACCGAATGACATATTTCCTAAATCATGTGCGAAATTTCCATTAAAGTTTGTTCCTGCTATCAGTTGAAGAATTACTAAAATTAGTCCGATAAATAATGGGTTTTTTAGTATATTTTTGTTATTTTTCATTTTGTTCTCCTTTTTTTCTTTTGTTTAATAAAAATATGATTGTTTCTTTATCATCCTCTGTAAGTAGATGCTTATATTTTTGATAAAGCAAATCTAATTCATCCGGTGGAGTAGTGTTTATATTATTTTTGATATTATGTGACCAAGCGTTTCTTTCTTTCGCTTCCATTGGAACCTCATAACCCATAAGCCAAACGGGATTTACATCTAACACTTTTGCTATTTTATAAATATTAGTTTGCTTTGGGGCATATTTTCCAGAAATGTAAGAGCTTAAAGAACTTTTAGGAATTCCCGATTTATTGACAATATCTGTTTGAGAATAATTTCTATATCTCATAGCTTCTTTTATTCTTTTTGATATTATTTCTTTATTCATCACACACCTCCAACTGATACTATAATAGCACAAATTCGATACTATATCAATAAAAAAGTTTTATTTTCCGAACAAAAAGTATTGACATATAATTTGATAAATGATATATTTAATTTAGTTCGGAAATATGAACTAGAAAGGAGAAGAAAGATGAACGAAAAAATAATATTTGATTATAGTATTTTAGAAGGAAAAATAAAACAATACTATGATACACAAGAGAAATTTGCAAAAGCAATACCGATGGGAAGAACTTCACTAAATCAAAAATTACAAAATAATCTTGATTTTACTTCACAAAATATATACAGAATTTCTGAACTATTACATATATCAGCTGAAGAAATTGGAGAAGTTTTTTTTAAGTCGAGAAGTTCGGAAAACCGAATTTAAAAAATGCGTTCAACATTAATAGGAGGTGCAGAAAGTGAATACTAAATGTGACTATTATACAGCTAAAGATATACAAACAATAACAGGTGTGAAACAAACTTTATCTTACGATATTTTAAATAAACTTCAGAAAAAGTTTTCAAAAGAATATCCAGATGCAATTATTATTCAAGGCAAAATACCAAAATGGTTTTTTGAAAAAATAATGCACAACAAAAAAGCCAACGAGGACAGTGAGTACGTTGACTAGTTTTATAAAACATAAAACAACTAGAGTATAGCAGAAATTTAAAAAATAATCAAATAGGAAAGAGGTAAGACATGGACAATGGCTGGATAAAAGATTATCGGAAAGTAGAAGACAATCCTATTGTTACAAAAGATAATGACTATTTTAGAATATGGTATTACCTCTTACATGAAGCAACACATGAAAGTATTGATGTCTTATTCAATGGAAAAAGAATAAAACTAAAACCAGGACAACTTACAGCAGGCAGAAATCAAATAGCCTTGAAATGTAACTGTAACGCATCTAAAGTGCAAAGAATTTTAAAAACATTCGAAATCGAACATCAAATTGAACAACAAGCAAGTAATAAATGTCGTTTAATTACAATAGTAAACTGGAATGTATATCAAAAAAATGAACAGCAAAATGAACAACAAGTGAACATCAAGCGAACAACAAGTGAACAACAAGTGAACACTAAACAAGAATGTAATAATGCAAAGAATGATAAGAATATAAAAGAAAAAATAAATAAAAAAGAAAAATTTAAAAAACCAACTTTAGATGAAGTTAGAGAGTACATCAAAGAAAAAAACTTTAATGTTTCTGCGGAAGCTTTTATTGATTATTATGAAAGCAACGGATGGAAAGTTGGTAAAAATTCCATGAAAAATTGGAAATCGACCATTAATGGTTGGAATAGACGTGAAGTTAAGCCAAATAATTATAATCCACGTGAAACATTATCGGAAAAATTAAAAAGGCTAAAAAAAGAAGCTGAGGAATATGACAGAAGGGAGGCTTTGACAAATGACAAAAACTGAAACAATACAATTTATGCAAAAAATAAAATCATATTATCAAGAATTTATAATCGAAGAATATGTCATTAATGAATGGTACGAAAAATTAAAACCTTTCGATTTAGAAGATGTTACAGAAAGGCTAGAAAAACATCTTAATGGAGAATACCAAAAAAAACTACCAAGACTTAATTATTTTATCAATGGACTAAAAACACCTGAAGAAAAAGCAAAAACAAACACTATACGAATCAGATGTAGGTATTGTAACAAAGTTATTAGTTTAGATGAATTAGATAGTCATACAGCAAGGCATAATTCTATTGCTTACATAAAATCAAGAGAAAAATTATTAAATAAAAATTTTAACGAAGAAAAATTACTAAACGCAACCGAAAAAGAATTCAATAAATTTTATTACAAATTTATTGTAGAGCTTTATTGTGTTTTACCGGATGAGTTAGAAGAAAAAAACAGATTAGAGATAATACTTGCAAATTACAGAAAAGAAATAAATGAATGGGACAAGAAGAAAGGCGAAGATTAAATGTTAGAAAAATTAGAGATAGAAAAATATTTAGAATTAAATGCTATATTACAACAAAAAAAGAATAACTTAAGAAAACTACTAAAGGAAAAAGGGATTCTAAAAAAAGGTGCTAAAAATGATTATGACAATTATAAATACTTTAGTGAAGCCCAGTACAAAGAACTGTTTACCGAATTATTTAGTGAGTGCAAATTGGAACTAAAATTTAATGAAATTGAATATGCAACGTTTGAAGGTACAACAAAACAGGCTAATGGGAGAATGCCTAAATTAGAATTTACTTTATTTGATGCAGAAACGGGTTTTTATGAAAATACATTAATAACGGGAGAAGGAATAGATAAAGGAGACAAAGCTGGTTATAAAGCTTATACAGGTGCTTTGAAGTATTATCTAGCAAACACTTTCATGGTAGCGACTGGAGATGATCCAGAAAAGGAATCGCCTAGTAATACAATGAATAAAAAAAATACTTCTAAAGGTGTTACCTTAGCAACTGAAAAGCAAAAAGAATTAATAAAAAGCTTATACAGTACTGAAGAAATAAAACAAGATTTGATTTTTTTAGGAAAAAGTAAATTAAGTGATTTAACAATAAAAGAAGCTAGTGATTTAATTAGTAACAGGAAAGTAGAGGAGAATTAAAATGTTTGGAAAAAAAATTAATAAAGGATTGATAGAAAAAAATAGAAACTACACTTATGAAGAATTAAAGGAAATTTATAGAAGCATTGTTACAGAAGTATGCACAAATCCATTTGGTGATTTGGCAAAAGAAATGGGAAAAGAGATTGGTGCAAAAACGGAGGTTGCTATGATGTTGATGACTATCCCAATAATGCACACAATAGAAGAAAAATTATTTGGAAAAGAGGAATTATAAATGAATGATTTAGTAAAAGTAGAAAACAACAAAATAATAGTAAAAAAAGAGATAATAAATCAGATAATTGAATTTGAAAAATTTAAAGCTGAAATGGATTTAAAAGAAAAACATTTAAAAGAGGCTTTAAAAGAAGCATTTGAAAAGAACGGAATAAAATCATGGTCAACTGATGGGCTTAGTGCAAGCTATAGAGCAGCAACTACAAGTACAAGAATAGATTCAAAGCGTTTAAAAGAAGAACTTCCAGATATTTATGAAGAGTATTCAAAAACTTCAAATGTATCTAGTTCTATAACTTTAAAAATTGATTAGTGAGATAAACGATGATTGAATTTATTGAAGAAGGACATATATACCTAGTCGATGGAGTTATAACACCATCTGTATCGGATTTAATTAAATTTATTTTTCCTGACAAATATGATGGAGTACCTGAAAACATTTTAAACAAGAAAGCTGAATTCGGAACAATTGTACATAAGGCAGTTGAATGCTTTGAAAAGCAAGAAAAAATACCAAAGCTAAACACATATCAAAAACTATGCTTAGAAGAATATAAGCTTTTAAAAGAAAAGTACAATATTATAGCATTAGAACAAGAAATAATGGTTAACTATGAGAATAAATATTGTGGTCGTTTTGACATGATAGCAAATATAGAAAATGAGTATTGTTTATGTGACATAAAAACAACTGCCGAGTTAGATACCGAAAGTATAAGCTGGCAGTTAAGTTATTATGCTTTAGCTTATGCACCAGAAGATTATGAAAATAAATTTAAGAAATTTTATGCGATATGGTTACCAAAAAAAGATGTGGGAAAATTGGTTGAAATCAAAAAGAAAAGTAAAAAAGAATTATTAGATAAATTTAAAGAATATGAAAAAATAAATAATATTTTTAATAATGGTGAAAGCATGAATATAGAAGAAAGTAGAGAATTGCTAGACGAATTAGATGAAATGGCAAAAGAATTAGAGGAAAAGATGGAGTGTGATAAGAATGAACAATGTTAGTTTAGTTGGAAGAATAACAGCAAGACCGGAGTTAAGATATACAAATACTAATATTCCATACACAAGATTTATATTAGCCGTGAATAGAAATCATACAGACAAAGACGGTAATAGGCAAGCAGACTTTATTAGTGCAATGGCATGGAGACGACAAGCAGAAAATATGTGTAATTATTTAGAAAAGGGAAGCTTAATAGCAGTTAACGGGAGCATTCAAACAGGAAAATATACCGATAAAAACCAAAAAACAGTTTATACAACAGAAGTTATAGCTGATACAGTACAATTTTTAAATACAAAGAAAAAAGAAGAAACACACCAAGAAAATCGTGAAACAGTACAAAATGTATCAGATCCTTACGAAGAATTTGGTAATCAGATAACAATAGATGACAACTTTGTAGATTAAAATGATTGGAACAATTAAAACATTGCTCCCAAAAATGTTAAGTATGATTGAAGATAAAAAAATATATGTTTTGAAAGAGTATAAAGAACAACGAAATAAAAAGCAAAATTCAAAATATTGGAAACTTTTAGGAAAATTAGCAATGAAACTTAATATAGGCGTAGAAGAACTACATTTTCAAATGCTTAAAGATTATAGTCAGAGATACCAAGTGTGCATTCCAGAAGAGCAAAAGATTCGTGGCATAGATTATTATGAAAAGAAAAGCAGTTTTACTAAAAATAATATTCTTTTTAATGTTTATATAGTATATGTTCCTAGTCACGAATTAAATACTTATGAATTTGCTCTCTTACTAAACGGTTTGTGTGAGGAATGCAGGCAACAGGGAATAGAAACACTTTCGCCAAATGAACTGCTAGGATTAGAAAACATTATTAAAAACCATCAAATGTAATTATTATTCATAATAGTATTTTGAGAAGAGACAGTTGTTTTCATATAAATACACGCCTTACTTATTTCTAGTTATATACCGTTTATGTGAGTTTGCGATGGTTAGTTTGACATAAATGGTATTTTTTATAAACAGAAGATAAAAGCCACATTTTACTTTTCATTAAGTAGCTTCCTCGTTTATTTGTCCGAGTTTGTAGTGGCGAGTTTGGGGCAAATAAGCAAATATGGAGGGGTTATGAATTATAAAGAACATTTTAATACATTTTGGATTCCAATACTACAAAGACAACATTTTAAAAACATGCTTGCAAAAGACAAAAAAACAATAGAAGAATTGGAAAACAACGTAAGGAATAATTGGAACTTAACAAAAGATGAAAAAATACAAATGATAAGAAAAATAAGAGGTAAAAAATGACAGATGATGAACTAATAGAAATATTAAAAGAATTTAATGAAAATAGAGTAGAACAATTACCAGAAAGTGCAAGAAAATTATTTTATGCAATTATGAAAATTGCTGATGAGAGAGACAAATATAAAGCAATGTATGAAGCAGAAAAAGATTTAGTAGTAGCAGATGAACTTAAAATAATGGAATTAGAAGAAAAAATAAAAATAATAAGAGGTGTAGAATGAAAAAAAATATGGTAGCAAAAGTTTTAAATGCAACAATAACCGGAGATCAATTTGTCAACAAAGACCTAGAAAATTATATATATGCGAGTTTATCAAAACCACCAATTAAAATAATTAATAAGAATGATAGTGATGATGAATTAGATTTTACTGTTGAATGTCCAAATTGTGGAAGCTATGTAAATTACGGAAACCAAATTTTTATGAGAAGTGGCTATATATATTGTGACAATAAAGGTTGTTTAGATAAATTGTTAGAAGAAAACCCAAGCTTGAAAGGATGAAATAAAATGACATACAAAATAGAAATCAAAGGCAATGACAAAGAAACGTCTGCCGAGATAGAAGATTTAAAAGAACTAAAAAAACTACTTGAAGAATATACAAGTACAGATGAAGTTAAGGTTGAAAAGGTTATAAAAATAAAAATGTAGGAGTGGCTATGAAATTATATAGTGAAAATGAAAATTATAAACTATATCAAGGCAATATGTTAGATATGTTAGAAGTAATAGAACATGAAAGTATAGATTCAATAGTAACTGATCCACCATATGAATTAAATTTCATGAGCAAAGGTTGGGACAACGCAGGTGTTAGTTTTCAAAAAGAAACATGGCAAAAATGTTATGAAGTATTAAAACCGGGCGGATATTTATTAGCTTTTGGTGGTAGTAGAACATTTCATAGAATAGCGTGTGCAATAGAGGACGCTGGTTTTGAAATTAGAGATACTATTATGTGGCTTTATGGAAGTGGATTTCCTAAAAGTATGGATATATCAAAGCAAATAGATAAAAAAGGTGGTAATGATTATTCAAAACAATTTGCAAAAGATTTAAAACAAGCAAGAGAAAGCAGAAACTTAACCATGAAATATTGCGATGATAAATATTGCAATGGTTCTACTAACTGGAGTTGGTATGAAGGAAGAAAAGATGGTTGTAGAGTGCCAGATTATAAAACATATTTAGAAATAATAAAAGAATTTCCTGAACTTGAAAAATATAGAGAACTTATAAAAGAAGCAGAAAGAGAAGTAATAGGAAGTACAATTACAAACAAAACTGTATATCAAAAAATAGGTGATAAAAATATTAGTGGTGAAATTAATATAACTATTCCTGAAACTGACCTAGCAAAACAATGGCAAGGCTGGGGAACTGCATTAAAACCATCATTTGAACCTATTATAGTAGCAAGAAAACCATTTAAAGGTAGTTTAGTAGATAATGTTATTGAAAATGGTGTTGGTGGATTAAATATTGATGAGTGTAGAGTTGGAAACGAAATTATTAAAGGCGGAACAATGCCAGATTTTAGAGATATAGGGCAAAAATCAAAGGAAGCAATAGGGATAGATAAATTATCGTTTGGACAGGTTGAAAATGCTAAAAGGAAACCATTAGAGGAACATACAGGTCGTTTTCCTGCTAACACAATATTAACTTACGATGAAACTGATTTTGATGAAGTATGTGGGGGATTTCCTAATACAAGTGGGAAAGACGGTAATAAAATTAAAAGTAATGATTTTAGAAACTATGGAGAAAGTTTTGGAAACAATAAAAAATACTACCATTTTAATGATAGCGGCTCAGCTTCAAGATATTTCTATTGTGCGAAAGCAAGCAAACGAGATAGAGATGAGGGGTTGGAAAAATTTGAAGAAAAACAACCAGCATGTGTTACAGATTTTAGACCTACACTTGCAACACATCCAGAAAATTGGAACAATGGAAATCCTGTTGATAATCCTATGATGAGAACAACTCCTAGAAAGAACGTCCATCCAACGGTAAAACCTACTTCATTAATGCAATACCTAGTTAGGCTTGTTACTCCAAACGGTGGAACTATACTTGACCCATTCAATGGTAGTGGAAGTACAGGCAAGGCTGTAATGTATGAAAATCATGATAGAAATAAGAATTATAAATACATTGGAATAGAACTTACAGAAGAATATTTGCCGATAGCACAAGCTAGAATTGAGTACGTTTGCAACTTGAAAGAAGAAAAACAAACAACTATTGATGATTTTATAGATTAAGTTATTTATGAGGTAGATTATATAGAGTGGAGGAATAAAGATGATTAAAACATTCATAAATGAAATCTTAAGTAACTTTAATTACTATCGAAAATATAAAAACCTTAAGAATAAAAACAAAAGATACAGAAGAACAATAAATAAATTAAAAAGACAGTTAGGATGTGAAAATAATGACTGAAGAAATAAAGGAAATATTAGATGATATGAAAGAAATACCAATAGATGAAAGTTGGGCATTAAATTTAGAAGATTATCAATGTAAATTATTATTAAATTACATAACTAATTTACAAAAAGAACTAGACCAATATAAAAATAATTGGGAAGAGTTAAAAGAATATCTTAATAACGGTATAAATTATTGGGAAGAACAAGAAAAAGAATGGATTGAGCAAGGCTTCATGAAATTTGGTGGTGAAGCAAATACAAAAATAATATATCAAGGTATTTTAAACAAAATGAAAGAATTAGAGGAGAATAAATAATGTTAACAAAATTAAAACACATATTAAATACTTATACAGACAAAGAATTAGAAGATATGGAACTATGGGTAAATTCAGACTTTCAAATAAGCAAAATTGTTATTGATGAAGATAGTATTAATTTATTTCAAGAAGATTCAGACATCACAATTAAAACATGGAATGATGATAATTTGATAGTCTGTAAGGAGGAAAGCTAATGAGTGACGATTTGCAATTATCAATACATTTTTTGGAATGTATATTGCAAAATAATGAAAATTTTACAGTACAATGGTTAAGAGAGTTATACGAAGTTAAAAGTGGGAACAAAAAAGCTATATTAGAACACCTAAAAGCTGTTAGCAATATTATAAATAGAGCAATAAAAGAATTGGAGGGATAAAATGCAATATTGGTTATATGCTTTCAAATATGGTTATGGAAATCTATTAATAGATAAATACGATACACTAGACGAGGCAAAAATAGGGATGGATAGATTAGACCGTGAAGAATATGAATATGCTGACATACTAGAAATGGAATGGGGAAAAAATCCAAGATTAGTAAGTAGTATGAGTTTTGAATATGAAAAAGGAAAGACGATAGTAAAGAGGTTGATTAGATGAAAAAAGGATTAATATTAATGACACTAATTTTTATATTATGTGGTTGTAGTGTAGAAGTTGGACCAGATTATTATGAATACAAAGATTTAGAAGGCAACGAAGGTAAAGCAATAGACTGCTGGCAAGCTACTGGACAAATGAGATGCGAATTAAAAGACGGAACAAAAATAGCAGTACAAAGTTATAGAGGAGTTAATCATGATTAATTTTATATTAGGATTATTTATAGGATTTATAATAATGGCTATGGTAAAGGTTGGTGATGGAGATGATTAGAGGAGATATAATTCAATTTAATGAAAATCATAAATGGTGTGGATGTTTTGGCTTTGTCGATAAAATTAAAAAATGTGGTGATGATTATAGATACACGATAGGCATACCTATTCCACAAGAAGGAACTGCTTTTATATTTGTAATGAAAAGCGAACAAGCAATTGAATTAGTAGGCAGAGCAGAATTGATGCCTAAGGAGGAAGAAAATGAATAAATTAGATGGAATTCAGTTAATACAAAAAATAAAGAACGGAAAAGTAAAAGACGGTAGTAAAATAAAAGTATTTTATGACGATGGAATGTTTGATGAAAGTTATGTAACAGTTATTGAATATAAAAACAATGACATCATATGGGCTCCTAACACATTTAAAGTAAGTATGCTTTATGATAGTTATTATAGATTTGAAATAATAGAAGATAATGATAAATTAGAAAAAATAGAAATAATGGGAGAAAAAATAAAAACATTTTATGATGGTGACACTCATTTTGTTGGAACTAATACAAAAGATAGACATTTTTATATACCAATATTAAATAAAATAATCAACCACATAAATAAAATAGAGGAGGAAATGAGAAAATGAAAAGTGATACTTTTATAGAATATGCAAAAGATTTAGTTAGAGCATATGCTTATGAGCATTTAGATAAGTCAGACAATATAAAAATAAATGATTTTGATGTTTTTATAGTATGGTATGCTTATGAATTAGGGCATAATAAAGCATTAGTTAGTACAACATTATTAGATGGTATGTATTATGAAATAACATACAATTCAATTAAAAATGAAACATACCTTGATGCTTATAAGAAATTTGAAAATAAATGTTTTTCATTAGATAAGGAGAATAAAGATGAAAGATAAATATATAATAACAACATTAGGAGCGATGTTATTTATATCACTAGTAATAGGATTTATACTATTTGAATTATGTAATGATCTGAGAGCAACAGCAAACGGATATAAAAGTGATAGAGATATATGCAGAAGAGATTATGAAGAAATAATCAATAACTATGAAAGATTAGAAGAAAAATGTGAAAAATAAGATATAAAAAGGTGGAAAAATGTGATGAAACTAATTAAAGAAAATAAATTTTATATAGTAATATTAGATAAAAATATAGAAATAGAAAAACCACAGAAAAATAAGCAAAAGTTTTGGAACAATAGAAAGTGGAGACACAGGAGACTTATATGGAAGAAATAAAGGAAGCAGATAAAATAATAGAAGAACTTGATAATGTGACATACGAAAAAGTTGAAATGATAAGAACAAAACTTGAAAAATGTACCAGTTCGTTTAGTGACATAAGAGTGCAAGGACACGGAAGTGGTAAAGCTAGAGAGGATGCTTTATTAATGCTTGCTGAAATGACGAGTATATTAGATAAAGGCATGAATGAATTAAAAAACTTATATAAAAGAATTCCTAAAGAAGATAGAAATCTGAGAATATATTTTGACAAAGTTTACTTTCGAATGAGTAACAAAGATTTAATAATAAAATATGACTTAACTAAACAACAAATAAACAGAATAATAAAAAAAATAAAAGAAAGTATGTAATAGTTCCCTTAATGTTCCAGTCAAGTGATAAAATATGTTAAGATGGAATAATTAGAAATTTGTAGGCATTGTACTGGGAACGACAAAGCATGTGACACGTTCTTGGTGCAATGCTTATAAAAGATATTATAAAAGGGAAGGATGTGAATACTCCCTACTTTCTAAAATAATATCTTAAAGAAGCATTAAGTAAAGCACTAAAGCGTAGCTAGTGGACACCACTTTGTAGGTGGTGTACTGATGGTATATAAAACTTGCTGGTAGAATGGTAGTTTAGTACAAGCCTAGGGAACAAGGAAAAGCCAGTTTCGAAGCAAAAGTCTACCTATATCATCGGTACAGTGCTTATAAACAATACAACAGGTGCCGATAGGCATTTTACAAAGTCACTTACGTGATTTTTTTATTATACGTTTAGACAATATAAACTATCATTCAGACATATTTTTGTAAGGCAGGTGAAAATTATGAATAAAAATCAAAAACTATTTTGTCATGAGTATGTTAAAAATGGTAATAATGGGACAAGAGCATATATGGAAGTATATTCAAATTGCACCGAAGAAACAGCAAGACGGAATGCTAGTAAATTACTGACAAAAACTGACGTAAAGGAATACATAGAAAGCCTACAAAAAGAATTAAAAGATGAAGCTATAATGAGTGCGAAAGAACGTATGGAATGGCTAACAGAAGTAGTCAAAGACATACAAAGAGAAGTCACTTCAATAAGGACAGCCGATGAGGACATTATAATAGGCGATAAGAATGCTGATTTGAATACAAAAATAAAAGCAATAGACATTATGAATAAAATGACTGGTGAATATGTTACTAAAGTAGAAGGTAATGTTGGAATAACTAAGTTAGAAGATGTGCTATGAAATATACAGCAGATTATTTAATAAAAAAGAGAAAAGAAAAATGGGAAAAACTGCATGATATAGAATATGATATTAAGTTTAGAAATGCAGTAGCAAATGAACTTGTTTCAAACAAGGAATTATTAAATGAAGTAAAGAAATATCCCGAAAAATTAATAGAACTAGTTTTTGTAGTTGTAGATAAAAACCAAGTTACAATGCCATTTTTTCTAAATGATGTACAAAGAGATTTTATAAAAACTATTAATAAAGCTAAAGATGATTATGAAAAAGGTTTAATACCAGAAATATCTATATTAATTTTAAAAGGAAGACAGCAAGGCTTTACAACAGTAGTAACAGCATACCAACTAGCTTGCTCAATACTTAATAAAAACTTTCAAGGATTTACTCTTGCAGATAAAAGTGATAATTCAGAAACAATATTTCAAAATAAAGCAAAGTTCCCACATTCACAGCTTCCAGAAATATTAAAACCATCAGAAAAGTTTAATAACAGAAAACAATTTTTATTTGATAAAATAAATTCATCATGGGCAGTAGACACAGCAACAAAAGATGTTGGTAGATCAAGAACTATCAACTTTTTTCATGGTTCAGAATGTGCATTCTGGAAAGATGGGATAAAACCTATACAAGCAGGGCTTGGAGAAGCATTTACAAAAAACTGTATCAAAGTATGGGAAAGTACAGCGAACGGATTCAATGATTATGAAACAATGTGGAGTAGTGGGAATCACATATGTTTATTCTATGAATGGTGGAGAACTAAAGAATATCAAATAACATTCTCAAACGATGATATAAAGCATGACTTTGAGAAGAAAATAGACACAGAAACCTCATGGATATGGCAAAGGTTAAAGTGGCTCAGAGACGATAAAAAACTAAAAATAGAACAATTATATTGGTATTACAATAAATATCAAAATTACATAGATAAAGATTTAATAAAACAAGAATATCCATGTAGTCCAAGTGAAGCATTTTTACTATCCGGTAAAACTGCGTTTGATACAGAAGCTATTCAAACAAGACTAAACAATTTAAAGAAACCACTTAAAGTAGGATATTTCACCTATGATTATGATGATGAAAAACCTGCAGGCAAAAAGATAAGTAATATTAAGTGGGTTAATGACAAAGATGGTTATATAAGAATATACAGATTACCACAAACACCAAAAGCAACTAAGTATGGCATTGGTGGAGATACAGCAGGAGAGGGAAGCGATTCTTATACAGGACATGTAGTAGATGCTAAAACAAGGGAGCAAGTAGCAAATCTTAAAAGACAATTTGATGCAGATTTATATACAAGGCAAATGTATTGCTTAGGTAAATATTATAGAGCTAGAAGATTAGATGGAAGTTATGAAGATGCACTTATTGGAATAGAAGCAAACTTCGATAGTTTTCCTATAAGAGAATTACAGAGACTAGGATATGAAAGACAATATGTGCGTGAAAAGATAGATGAATATACTGGAAAAATAGAAAAAAGATTCGGCTTTAAAACAACTCAAATAACAAGACCAGTAATAATAAGTTTTTTAATTCAATTTGTAAGAGAACATGCAGATCTTATTAATGATGAAGACACATTATTAGAACTACTCAAAATAATAAAAAATGAAAAGGGAAGAGTTGAGGCACCAGAAGGAGGTCATGATGACCAAATGATGGGCTTAGCTATAGCACATGAAATCGTAAATCAAATAACATTTGAAAATGAAGTATTAACACCATATCCAGAATTCAAAGGATTTGATATAGACTTTACCAGTAAGGATTATGGCGAAGAAATAACAGTAATTTAAGGAGGGTTAAAATGAAAAAGAAAGTGCTTAGAAAATTAAGAGAAATGGCAGAAGAAGTTTTAGGAAAAGAGGAAACAAACAAAATTGTAGAAGAATCCGTGAAAGAAGTTCTAGAGGAAACAAAACCAAAGAAAAAAACAAAAAAAGGTGACAAATAATGGAGAAAATAATTTTATTTACAGCAGTAATGACATTTTTGAATATGTGCTGTTTTTTGTTTGGAATTAATATTTGTCAGAAAATACAAAGTGGCAAAGAAATAAAGACACCAAAAATAGAGCCAATTAAAACTATTAAAGAATTTAATGCAAATAGAGAAACAAAAAAAGAAGTTGAAAGAGCCAGAATTATCAATGAAAACATAGACAACTACAATGGGACTTCAATAGGACAGCAAGACATACCAAGATAGGGGTGTAGTAAATGAATTTAGAAGAACTTAAAAAAACAGAAGTATGGGAACTTTATGAAAAAGGTAGAAACTACATGCGTATGCATAATGTTTTTTCTGATACCGATTTAAATTATAGAATGTATGATGGGAATCAATGGGAAGGTGCGAAAATAGAAGGAATAGAACAAGCCCAATACAACTTTATTGAAACTATCATCAATTATAAAGTTAGTACAATAAATCAAAATTTATGGGCTATGCACTTTTCGTCAGAAAACTTTGAAACAAAAGAGTTTAGAAAAACTGCTGAAAGAGTATGCGATTTATTAGATAAAAAAGCATCAAAAGTATGGGAAAAAGACCAGTTAGATACAAAAATAAGAGAAATATCTGATGATGCTGCAATTAATGATGAAGGAATATTATATGTAGATTTTGACGAAGAATCACAAGAACCTATAAATGAAATAATTGATAAAAATGATATTCAATATGGAAATGAACAAAGTCCTGACATACAGTCTCAACCATATATAGTAATGAGTCAAAGAAAACCTGTTATAGACATAATTGAAATGGCCAAAAAAGAAGGCATGAGCGAAGAAGAAACCAGATTCATATTAGGAGACTCTGACACACAAGAACAGCCAGGAGAAGATGCAAAAATCGAAAAAGACGATATGTGTACAATAGTTACAAAAATGTGGAAAGAAAATGGAACTGTTAAATATTCAAAATCCACAAAATTTGTAAATATAATTGAAAATGAAGATTCTGGACTTACTTTATATCCTGTAACACATTTCATTTGGAAAAAGAAAAAAGGAAATGCTAGAGGAGAGGGAGAAGTAAGACACTTGATACCAAACCAGCTAGAGTTGAACAAAACACTAGCACGTATGCTTTTAACTGTAAAACAATGTGCCTATAGCCAAAAAGTCGCTAACATGGATAAAATAGCTAACCCTGAGGCGATTAACCGTGTAGGGGGCGTAATTAAGGCAAAAGGACAAACAGTAGATGATGTGTCTAAGATATTTACATATATACAACCAGCTAGTATGAGTACTGATGTTGGTAAACTTATGAATGACTTAATTACAATAACTAGAGAACTTAAAAATGCTAGTGATATAGCTACAGGTGGAATCAATCCGGAAGATGCTTCTGGTAAAGCAATATTGGCGGTACAACAAGCATCACAGCAGCCTATGGTTAAACAATTAACTAATTTAAAAAGATGTATTGAAGATTTAGCTAGAATATGGTTAGATATGTGGACTGTATATACTCCTGATGGAATGAGATTAGAAGAAGAAGTAACTGATCCTATTACAGGAGAAACTTATACAGAATTAGTTGATATACCGGTAACTGTTCTTGAAAATTTAAAAGGAACAGTCAAGGTAGACATAACTCCAAAAAGTCCATTCGATAAGTATGCACAAGAGTTGTCTTTAGAAAACTTATTAAAAGGTGGCTATTTTACAGCACAAAGAGAACCTGAGTTAAGATATTATGCTGAAAGTTTACCAGATGACGCTACAATGCCAAAACAAAAACTTTTAGATATATGTGACAAGATAGAAGAAGAACAAAAGAAAATAGCAGAAATAAATTCGAGAGCTGAATTAATGAAACAAAGAGCGTATGATTTTATTTCAAGTGATGTGTATGACCAAGCAAGCACAATAAACAATGCTATTAATACGAATCAAGAAGATTCTAATGAAAATGAGGAATTAGCACCAGTATAGGTGCTTTTTTAGTCCAAGCCTTAAGACTTTAAAAGATGTGGTTATAGTGAAGACAAACACTAAATAAAAAATAGGAGGAATTATAATGTTTGAAGAAAACGAAAACCTAGCCTTAGAGGATGAAAACGCTGTGGAACAACCAGCAGAAGAAGTTGTTGATGAAGTCTTAGATAATGAAGTAGATAATAATGAAACTACCGAAGAAAAGACTGATGATGATTCAAAGAAACTTTATACCGAAGAAGAAATGAATCAAAGAGTTGATGAGTTACTTGCAAAGAAGATAGCAAGAAAAACTAATCAAATTGAAAGAGAATATCGTAAAAAGTATTCAAAACTAGAAAACGTGTTAAATGCAGGATTAGGGACAAAAACTGTAGAAGATGCTACAGAACAACTAACTGAATTTTACACAAATAAAGGCATCACTATACCAAATGAGCCAAGTTATTCTGAAAGAGAAACTGAGGTTTTAGCAAATGCTGAAGCTAATGAAATCATTTCTCTTGGATATGATGAAATCAAAGAGGAAACAGATAGACTTGCAGGAATTGGTGTAGATAACATGTCTAATAGAGATAAAATAATTTTTCAAAAACTAGCTAGTGAAAGAACCAAAATTGAACAAGAAAAAGAACTTGCTTCAATTGGTATTGATAAAACTAAGCTGGAAGATGAAGAGTTTAAAGACTTTAGGAAAAAACTAAACTCTGACCTATCTCTTAAAGAACAATATGAAATGTTCTTGAAATTTAAGCCTAAAAAAGAGGTTAAGAAGATGGGAAGTATGAAACAAGGGGCAACTGCAAAAGTGAAAGATTATTACAGCCCAGAAGAGATTGATAGGTTAACAGATGAAGACCTAGATAATCCAGAAGTATGGGAAGCTGTAAGAAAATCTATGACTGGTAGAGCCTAGTTTTAATTTCCTATCTATGGGAAAGGAATGATTTTAATGCCAGTAGCAAATGGTATAGCACATTTCCAGCAAACAATTTGGTCTAAATCAATTTTAAGAAGTTTAAATAAAATAACTTCATTAAGAAACCATTGTAACTTCCAATATGAAAAAGATTCTAAAAATGCAAAAGAAGTAAAAATATTATCAGTAAACCGTCCAACTATTAGAACTTACGTACCAGGTACAGCTATTACACGTGAGAGTGCAACAGATAGTTCTCAACTATTAAAGCTAGATCAATACAGATATTTTAACTTTGAAGTAGAAGATATTGTAAAAGCTCAATCTGTTCCAGGATTAATGGAAGCATTAACAGATGAAGCTGGTAAAGGTCTTGCTGAAGAGGGCGATAAATATGTTGCTGCCGTAGTTAAAGAAGATGTAGAAGCTGATACTCCAACTATCTCTACAAGTTCTAGTGTTATCACTTTAACTAAAGCTAATGCAATGGAGAGTGTTGAAGATGGCTTTGCAACACTTTATTCTCACAACTGTAAAGTATCTGATATGTTCTATTTTGAAGTAGCACCAAAAGTATTCTCTACTTATAGAATGAGTTTAACAGAGTTATCTACAAATAACCCTGAAATTCTTAAAAAAGGTGCTGTTGGTAAAATCAATAACGCTTATGTATGTATTGAAAACAACTTACCAACTGGTAAAACTGGTAGTGGCTCTGCTGACAACGTTTACTATAATATTTTAAGAACTGATAAAGCTATTGCATTCGCAGAACAAATTGATAAAGTTGAACACTATAGACCAGAAGATGCATTCACAGATGCAGTTAAAGGTCTATATGTATTCGGTGCTAAAATTGTTAGACCTGAGGAAATATACGTGCTTAAAACAGCTATGTAATTTTTAAGGGGGCTTAACAGCTCCCTTTTTTATCGTGTTTAAAAGAGAAAATATAGGTGCAAATCCTATGAACACGACCTAGAGGAGGATTATAATGAACAACGAATTATTTACAATTAAGCCAAGCTTAAAACAATTTTACGGAAGGACTATAACAAAGGATACAACTTTCAATGAAAAAACAGATAACGGAGAAGTGAAACAAACACTTCAAAATTTAACACTTAAAACTATTATTGATAGAAAAAGTGAATATGATGGGATTGAATCAAAAGAGCATAGCGAATTAACACAAAAATTAAAAGAAGGCACGGTTTTACTTTGGAGTGAGTTAGAGGGATATATAATTCCAAACGTAAAAGTTTATAAACTTAGGGACTTAGAAGAAGAGATAAAAGAAATAAAAGACATATACAAAGACAATACAGATATAAATCCAGTAAAGGAGTGATTTTATGACCTTAGAAGAGATGAAACAAAAAGTATATTCTTTAATAGAAGAATATAACGATGAAGCTGAAGATTTAACAGAAGATGAAGATTTAGCTTTGAAAATGAATAGTGTTATAAATCAAATTCAGAATGAATTAATTAGATATAAAAAAATACCTGCTATTAAACAACTCGAAGTATCTGAGGGACAGACAATATTACTTGCTGATATAGACAAAAATATATATCAGTTAGAAAAAGTTACAGGTGTTGATACAAATATTATCTTAAATGAAGTTACTTTTAATGAAGATGGTATAGCAAAAATTTACTATTATAAATATCCAAATCATATAGATGCCGATACTGAAGATGATTATATCTTTGAACTTTCAAACGATGTACTTGAAATAATGCCTTATGGTGTTGCTGCTGACCTTTTAAAAAGTGATGTTTCTAGCCAATATGGAGAAGTTTATGCAAGAAGATATAAAGAAATGCTTTCAATGTTAGATGGAAGATTAGGAACAGGCATAGTGTATATAGATGGAGGAATTGATTAATGGCAAGCCAGTCATTACCTGGAACACTAATAGCTAGAAATTATCATGCTTTTACAGGAGTTGATTTTTCATCTAGAGGCGATGAAGTAGCTTTGTATAGAAGCCCAGATGCTTTAAATATGTGGAAAAATTACAGCAAAGAGGGTGGCAGATGTATTGAAACAAGACCTGATATAGAAGAAAAGAAAAATTTTGATAATGAAATATATGGAATGTTTTTTTATACATATAATGATATTAAACATTTAATGGTACATTCTGGGACTGATTTATATGAAGATGATAGAATTATCTATTCTACTATGAATGAACACAAAAGCAATTATTTTGTATATAAAAAAAATTTGTATATTTTAGATGGAAATAAATATTTAGTATATGATGGCAACGAAGTAAAAGAAGTTGAAGGTTACATACCAACTACTACAATTAGTAGAAGCCCATCTGGTGGTGGGACAATATACGAAGATGTTAACTTATTATCTGACCGTAGAAAAAATTCATTTTGCTCAGATGGTGAATCTTTAGAGTATGCATTAGATGTTGATAGTTTTGATGTAGATTCTGAAGTAAAAGTGTTTATTAGAAATGGAATAGACTTTGAAGAAATAACTGAAGGATTCACTCCGGATTATAGTACAGGAAAAGTCACATTTGATACAGCACCAAGTGAACCATTAACCGATGGTCAAGACAATGTAATAATAGAATTTCAAAAGAAAGTACAAGGATATAGGAAAAGAATAGAAAACTGTAATTTAATAGAATTATTTGATAATAGAGTATTCTTTAGTGGGAATAGTGATTATCCAAATGTTTTATATCATTGTAGTTTAAATGATCCTACTTATGTAAGTGATTTAGATTATTATGATGAAGGTGTAGATGATAGCAAAATAATGTCATTAGTGGCAGGAAATAATGCTTTATGGGTTATGAAAGAACCTAGCCAAACAAACACCACTATTTTTTACCATAACCCTACTATAGATAGTGATTATGGAAAAATTTATCCTTCTACTCATTCATCTATATCAACAGGATGTGTAGCAAAAGGAATTAACTTCAATGATACGATCTGTTTTTATAGTTTGAATGGTCTTGAAGCAATTAGTGGAGATGTTACTACAGAACAGGTTATAACACATAGAAGTACGTATGTTGATAGTAAATTATTAAATGAAGAAGACTATAAGAATATGATTTTAGTTGAATGGCAAGGATATTTACTAACAGTAATAGGGAATAAAATATATCTTGCAGATAGTAGAGTTTACAATAGTGTAAATAATCATTTAGAGTATGAATGGTTTTATTGGGAATTTGACGAAAAAATAACTCATGCATTAGTAGATGGCAATGAGCTTTTTTTATGCATGAATAATAAAATTTATACTTTAACAAAAACAGACTCTAACATCGTTTCATATTGGACTACTATTCAAGATGAATTTGGTTATCCTGCATATCAAAAAACAACAAACAAAAAGGGATGCACAGTTGATATGACAGGTAGTGAAATTAGTATTTATGCAAAAACAGACAATAAAGAATTTAATTTAATAAAAACATATTTAAATACAAAAGGTTATGTTGTACCAAGAATAAAAAAGAAAAAATGGAAAAGCATACAACTAAAATTTACTTCTAATAAACCATTTAGTATTTATTCAAGTACATTAGAAGCTTATATAGGAAGTTATGTTAAGAGGTAAGGAGGTAAAAGATGGCTGTAGATTACAATGATAGACGTTTTCAAGAAGTAAACAATGAAAAACAAGCAGCACTAAATAACGTCAATAATATGTATAATAACATGATAAATAGTAGTGATAAATACTATAATGACCAAATAAAAGCAGCTGAAGACTACGGGACTAAGCAGCAAGAATTACAACAGGCTAATACTGATTTTGCTATTGAAAAAATAGATCAACAAAAAGACTATACTAAAAAAGATTATTTAAAAGAGCAAAAAGGAGCATATGCAGATTGGCAAAAGCAAAGTAATAGATATGGAGCCAATGCGGAAGTACTTGCTAATCAAGGAATGAGTGATACAGGTTATTCTGAATCAAGCCAAGTAAGTATGTATAACACATATCAAAATAGAATATCAACTGCTAGGGAGACTTATACAAGGGCAATAGTTGATTATGATAACGCAATTAAGGATGCTCAGCTAGCAAATAATTCAGCACTTGCGGAGATAGCATACAATACACTACAAACAAGGTTGTCTTTATCGCTTCAAGGATTCCAATATAAAAATGGATTATTACAAGAACAGTTAAAAGCACAAAATGAAACAGAAGATAGGTACTATGCTAGATGGAAAAATGTTCTTGACCAGATTAATACAGAAAATGCTCTAGCTGAACAACAAAGACAGTTTAATGCACAAATGTCGCTTCAAAGACAACAACTTGCTTATCAAAGGCAGAAAGATGCTGAACAATCAGCAAGTATTAGTAAAGATCAGGAAACAGAATCAAAAACATATAAATCAACATACTCACCAAATTTATCATCATCTAAAGCACAAAAATGGTATGTTAAATCAGCATTAAATACAACAAAAGGATTAACTGAAAGCCAAATAGTTAATACAATTAATAATGCGTATCAATCAAAAACAATAAGTAAAAAAGATGTAGCAAGTTTACTTAAAGCTTATGGATTACAGTAAGGAGGCATAATATGGCTAGCTTATATGACCAAATAGTAAATGGTGAAGTTAATAATAATCAGCCAAACTTTTATAAACAAATAACCGGGGAAGATTATTACGTAGCTCCAGTAAAAACAACAACCAAAAAAAAGAAAAAAAAGAACAGTTGGTTTGATGCCGGAGCTTTTTCAGATGGTTATGATGTTGGGGATATTACAAAAACTATATTAGGAACGGTTGGAGACGTAACAACTGGATTTGCTAATGGGGCTTTAAATATAACTGAAGGTATAGGAGACTTAATAGGTTATGGAATTGCAAATGTGGTTGAAGCAACGGGTAATAAAAGTTTTGCTAATGATTTAAGAAAGGAATATCAAAAGAATCTATATGATGAAGCATTTGCACCGTCAAGAGAAATAATAGATAATTCAGGATGGTCTATATCAGGAAATAAAACAGATAACATCTCCAAAATAGCGGGAGGAATAGGACTTAATGTTGCAACAGGTGGAGCCGCATCAGGAACAGGAATGGGTGTTAAAGGTATCACAGCATTAACAACAGGAATGAGTGGAACAAGTACCGCAGGTCGTTCTATGGGAGAAGCTTACAGAAACGGTGCAACAAATGAACAAGCAGCTATGTATGGTGCTATTAGTGGAGTATCATCAGCATTAGTAAATATGCTTGTAGGTGGTTATGGTAATTCAGTACAAGCAACAGGATTAAGTAGTGGTATAGGGAAATTAGATGATAGAATAGCAACTGCGTTAACTCAAAAGATAAGTAATCAATTAGTAAAGAATTTTACTGAAATGGGCATTAAATCTGTTGGTGAAGGTTTTGAAAATGTTGCTACAGGAATAATAGATGCATGGGCAAAGCAACAAACATACATGAAAAATAAAAAAGATGAAAATGGTAATCCTATTACCTTTGAAAGATTATTAAAAGATGAAGATTTGCTAGGACAATTTGTACAAGGTGCTGTAACTAGTGCTGTAATGCAAACACCTGGTGTAGTTAAAACTGCTATAAATAAAGAAAAAATACCTGTAGGATACGATAAAAATAACAATGTAAAATATAAAAATAAATATAGTTTAAAAGATAAAGAAGCTGTAAGAGATTACATATCTGGTTTAACTCAAAATGAACAAAAAGTTTATGATAAAGAAGTAGAAAAAAGAATAGCAGCCAGAGAAAATGAAGGTGTTAAGCTTAATAGTAAACAAAGAAATCAAATAAAAAATCAAACTAAAGCAGACTTAATGAATGGGTATATAAGTACTGATACAATAGAAGAAGCTTTAGGAGAAGGAAGATATACACAATATCAAAGATTAAATGAGAGAAAAGCAGATATAGAAGATGAAATCAATGCACTCAATAAAAAGATAAGGAATGACTTAGATAGAAGTGCTGATGAAGGAATAGATAACTTCGATGAACTTGGAAAATTTGCTAAAGAACAAGCAAACGATAAAAAGAGAATTAAAGAACTAAAGGGACAACTTGAAAGTGTAAATAGGAGTATAGAAAAAAGTAAAGAATATTTGGGTACAGAAGTTGAAAATAGAACACAAAAAGATGATTATTTAAGAGAAAGTTATAATGAAAGAAGTAGAAGACGTGAAAAATTTTCAGCAGATTTAAATGGTTATAGTGATAAACAAAAAACGATTGTACAAAAAGCTATTGATAGCGGCATATTAAATAATTCTAAAAAAACCCACGACTTTGTAAATATGCTTGCTAAGGTATCTGAAGACAAAGGAATAGATTTCGATTTTACTAATAATGACTTGATTAAAGATAATGATGTGCTATTAGACAAAAACACCTTTATAAATGGATTTACCAAAGATGGCAAAGTATCATTAAATATAGATTCACAAAAGTCATTAAATGCACTTACTGGGCATGAAATAGGACATGTTTTTGAAGATAGTATAAATGCTGACGAATATACAAGATTAAAAAATTCAATTAAAGAATATGCAAAAACAAAAGGCGACTATGATAAAGTATATAGCAAAATGGAGAACCTATATAAAAATGTTAAAGGTGCAGATGTCGAGTCTGAAACTATCAACGAATTAATTGGGGATTACTTATTTACTGATAAAGATTTTATTAATAAATTATCTGCTAGTGATAAAAATGCATTTAATAAAATGTATGATGAAGTAAAGTATTTATCAAAAGTAGCTACTGCTGGTAGCAAAGAAAAAAGACAACTAGAAAAAGTAAAGAAAACTTTCCAAGATATATACAACGAAAATGAATTAAATATAGAAAATACAAATAAAGTAGATGTAACTGAAGAACAAACTGAAACCGTTGAAAAAGTACAAGAAGTAAAACCAATTAAGGAAGAACAACAAGAAGAAATCAAACAACAAAATAAGGAGAATACCGAAGATGAAAAGATTTTTCCATTAAAAAGAAATCGAAAGAAACCACAAGAAGATGAAAAAGTATTTCCACTAAAGAGAAAAAAAAGAACAGAAAAAACAACAGGAGTGGTAAATGAAGAAGCAGAAGATATAATTCCAATAAAAAAAGTTACTGAAAAGTCGAAGAAAGCATCTAAAAAAATCGAAGATATAGCACCAGTACAAGAACAAACAAATGGTGAAGTAGATCCTTATGAAGATTTTGGAAACAACATAGAAAAATATCTTACTCCAGAAGAAGCTAAAAAATTAGGCATTAAAGATACTAAATATTCACTTGCAAAAAATGGTAAAAAAGATTATAATAGTGACAATATTTTTAGTGATAAAACCATTGATGATTATATTAAAGAAAACCCAGAAAAACAAAAATATAAATCATATAGCACTAGTAAAAAATTTTTTGAATTAGATACAAAAACAATGGATGAATTAAGTGCAGCTGCATCTAGTAAAGCACTTAAAATTGCCAACGAAAAAAAGGCAGATGGACATTTTAATTATACTAGTGAGACAAATGGTAAATCCTATACTGTATATGAAGATGTCATGGACGAAGGCAATGTTTATAATATAACACATGTAGAAGAAATTAAACCAGATGTGGAGGCTGAGGTAAATGAAAGAATTAAGAAATCAGATAATGGATTACTTGTTAAAGATTCCGAATATGGGCAAAGAAACATTGATAGGGATACTAAATCCTCTAGATACAGAGAAACAAGCGAATCAGTTTCTGAATTATTTGAAACAGAATCAGAACAACCTAGAGGAAATGGAAGCAAACAAGTTGATAAAAATAGTACTAAGAATATCAGGAAAGAACTAGATAATAGTTCTTTTTTTAATGAGAAAGCACCAGTAAGAAAAACTAATAATTTAAATGAATATATTGAAGATGTATCAACTAGGGAAGCACAACAACTAGCAAGAGATAAATCTTCAGCCAAACAGATAATAAATGACTATTTAGATGAAAACAACATTAAAAATCCAACAATGAAAGATATTAATAATGCCTTTGATGATTATGAAGAATTTGATTCTACGGGTTGGGGGACAGATGAATCTAAAAGAGCCAGAAAAATATTTGATGATGTAGCTAAAGAAGTGTATAACGAAAGAAATAAAGGACTGGAAGGTAGTTCTTTTTCTTTGAGTGAAAATACATATAATTTAAAGCAAAAACAATTAGATATAATAAATAAATCTAATCCTGCACCAGATGATAATCACACATGGATAAGAAGTACGGATGATATAAAAACATTCAATGAAGCATTTTTTGAAGATGGTGAATATTCGGGAATGGATCCCGATTTTACCGAAGATATGGCTCAAAAGTCTATTGATAGTGGAAAAATAACAGTATATAGTTCTTATCCAATAGAAGATGGTACGTTTGTAAGTCCTTCCAAAATGGAAGCTAGTCAATATGCTGGTGGTGATGAAAGTAAGCTATATAGTAAAACAGTTAATATTGATGATGTTGCATGGATAGACGGAGCCGAAGGACAATATGCTAGAGCTAGCGATGCAAAGTATTCTATAAGTAAGAAAGTCCCAACTCAAGATAATAAAGGAAGGTTGCTAAGCAAAGAACAACAAAGATATTTTAAAGACAGTAAAGTAACTAATGAAAAAGGAGAATTGTTAAAGGTTTATCATGGGACAATGAACGATTTTACTGTATTTGACAAGAAAAAAATTGGAAGCAATTTTGCTGAAAGCGAACATACAGGTTTTTTCTTTACTAATGTAGAAAAAACGGCGAAAACTTATGGAAAAAACATAAAAAAATTTTATTTGAATATTAAAAATCCACTTGAAATAACAAGTCCTAGTGCAATTCACCCAATTCAATATTTTGACGGCCATGACATAATGAGCGAAGTATGGGCTCATGGTAATGACGGTATAATAATTAAAGGAACTGGAGAATATGTTGGAAAAAATTTATATATTGCACTTGAACCTGAACAAATTAAAAATGTAGATAATCTAAATCCTACAGATAATCCGGATATAAGATATTCAAAAGGAAATGATGATATAGCACCTATAGGAAATTACAACGTATACGGTGATGACATAAGAATAGAGCAAGATAAAGCACCAACTAAAAATGAATTAGGATATATACCAAAGGATCCTACTAGGGAAGATAGTTATGATTTTGATGATAGTTATAAAAAGGAAACAGATCCAGTAGAAGAAATACTTAGAACAGAACTTAGAAGAAAAGATGAAGAAAGACAAGCAAAAATAGAAGCTAAGAAGAACAAACAAACAACAATAGAAAAAAGTGGGCTCAGAAAGGCAACAGATAGATTTAAGAGGATGTTTGTTAATAGCAATGTCGAAATAGATAATCTAGCTAAAGAATCAGGAAACGATAAAATAAAATATGCTGGAGATATGCTAAACAACGTTTATGCCGAAACACAGAATGATATTAACAACGCTCAAACAGATAACAATGGTGTTGCTATTGGAAAGTCAATAAAGCAACTATTCAAAGATGCTAAGTCACAAGGTCTTGATGAAGCGTTTAATGATTATTTGATTCACTATTCAAATATTGATAGACATAAATTTGAAAAAGGTAGTGTTGTTCCTTTAGATGTATCAGAACAAGTAGTAAAAGACTATGAAAACATTTATCCACAATTTAAAGAATGGGGTAAAGATGTTTGGAATTATGGTAAAAATGTCAAAAATAATTTACTAGATGCAGGAGTAATAACACAAGAGACATCTGATAGACTTACTGAATTATACCCTCACTACGTTCCTTATATGGAAGATAGAGACTTATCCCAATATATAGATGATGTTGGTGAAGTTAAACCAGTATCAACTATTAAAAGAGGTAAAGGTGGAGCTGAAAACTTACTCCCAGTTGAAGAAGCTTTGACAAGATATACTTATTCGCAAAAGAAAGCAGTAAGACAAAATCAATTATATTCTGAAATAGTAAATACTTTATATGACGATAAAAATCCAATCAATTTTACTCTTGATGATAGTGACTACAAAAATGTACAAGGTAACTTGTATAGAGATGAAAAAGGAAACTATTTAACAGCATTTGTAGATGGTAAAGAAAAATCAGCTAGAATATCTGATGACTTATACAATACCTTAAACCGTGATATGGAAAACCAAGTTAAGAATATGGAACAAGATTTAGAAATTATTACTAAACCATTACAGAAAGCAAGTAAAATAAGAAGAAATATACTTACTAGTTGGAATCCAACATTTATTGTTAAAAATGCGGTTAAAGACGTACAAGATGCATCATTTAATTCAAAGTACTCAAAAGACTTTTTAAAGAATTATCCAACAGCATTTAAAGAACTTACAGATAACAAAAATCAACTTGCTAGTCAATTTAAGGCATTGTATGGTTCTGGTAACCTAATGGGTGAATATGATGCAGATAGTGGATTATATACTGGTGTTAACAGTAAAAATAGTGGATTCTTGAAAGGAATATCTAAGGCTAATAATATAGTCGAACTTGCTCCAAGATATGCAGAATTCAAGTCATCTATTGAAAATGGTGCCTCTGTACAAGAAGCTATGTATAATGCAAGAGAAGTAACTACCAATTTTTCACGTGGTGGAGTTATAACAAAAGCTATGAATAGAAATGGTTTTACTTTCTTAAATGCAAATGTACAAGGACTTGATAAATTTATAAGAAACTTTTCAGGAGAAAATGGTGCAAAAGGAGTGGCTAACTCATTAGTTAAAGCAACAGTATTTGGAGTAGCACCTGCTGTATTTAACGAACTAGCATTCAATAACGGTGGTAAAAAAGATGAAGATTATGAAGCTCTGCCAGATTATATAAAAGATAACTATTATGTTATTAAAACTGGTGACGGAAGTTTTTACAGAATACCTAAAGGTAGGGCATTAAGTGTATTCGGAAGTGCTGCAAGAAGAACATTAGAATATGCAAATGGAGATGAAAACGCATTTGATGGTTATCTTCAAAATGTTAACAGTCAGATAGGTGTAAGTAATCCTGAAGAAAATAACTTATTTGCTCCTATTATGCAAGCTTATGGCAGCGAAAACGGTAAAGCATGGTACGGTGGTGATTTGCTTCCTACAAGGCTCCAAAGTAAGCCAAAAGCAGAACAATATGATGAAACTACAGATGAATTTAGTAAGTGGCTTGGAGAAAAACTAAATGCAAGTCCATATAAAATTAATTACTTAATAGATCAGTATTCAGGTGGAATTGGCGATATAGTTCTTCCTACAATAACTAAAGAAGCTTCTAGTAATAATGATTCAGTATTAGGAACAGCACTTGCTCCAATAAAAGACCAGTTCGTAGTAAATTCTACAACTGACAATAAGTATGTTAGTGAGTTCTATGATACAAATGATAAGTTAAACGTAAAAGCTAATAGTTATAATGCAACTGACGATGATTTACTTAAAAAACAATATATGAGTTCTATGAGTAGTGAGCTTAGTAAACTATATGCTGAAAGACGTGAAGTACAGAATGATGAAACTATGTCTAGAAGTGAAAGATACAAAAAGTCACAAAATATTAAAAATGAAATAAATAGAATTTCTAAAGAAGCATTAGATTCATATAACAAGCTAGAGAGACTAGAAAACTATGCGACTATAGGAGAGAAAGAATACTATAAAGGAACAGATGGAAAATGGAAAGGTGTTAAAGAAAAAGAAGCAGATTATTTGAATTCCTTAGGACTAACTAGCAATGAGAAAAATAGTTATTTTAGTACAACAAACAGCATTTCAGAAATAAAATCTAATTACAAAGATTTAATAGCAGGTGCAACAGATGAACAGAAAACCTACCTTAACCATCAAAGAAAATCTAATATAATTAATAGCATCAAAAATTCTGGACTAACTAATGAAGCTAAAGCGTACTTGTATGATAAAAACTACGGTGACACAGATACACTAAGAGCTTTATCAGATTTGGATGTTAATATGGATCAGTACATGAATTTAGAATCACAATACTTTACTAATGATAAATACACGAACGGTAAAACCGTTCCTAACTCTAAGAAAAGAAAAGTATTCAATTATATTAATTCGATGAATGTTCCATTTGAGCAAAAGATTATACTAGCTAAATTAAAATACAATAGTTACGATGACTATAACTATGAAATAATACAATACTTAAATAAATCTAATTTAGATTATGATACAGAAATGTTACTTCTTAAGAAAATGGGATTTAAAGTTACAGCAGACGGTAAAGTAAGTTGGAAGTAGGGATTTTATGACAGATGATAGACAAGATAGAAACGGAGTTAGAACTCCGGTAGATGTCGAAAGAAGACATAAACTAGGGTTAATTGAAAAAACAGCTAAAGAAGTAGGAGAAATAAAAGAAATAGATGCAAACTTTTCTTCTACTTCTACTAGAGCCCTTCAAAATAAAATAATAACTACAACAGTAAATAGACTTTTTAATGAAAAAGTTGATAAAGTAAGTGGTATGACATTAAGCCATAACGATTATACCGACAATGATAAATATAAAGTTAATAATTTAGACGGTCATGTACACAATAATATAGTATTGCTGAATTCATTAACAAGCGAAAAAATTAGTTCTTGGGATGCATCACTATGTGAAGTTTATTCTACTGAGGAACATATAACAAATAAAATATGGTTAGACGGAAAGCACATTTATGCAAAAACGTATACAGCTGTAGTTGAAAATACCGGTCAGCATAGTTTAACATTAAGTACTGATGTTGAACAAATTACACATATAGAAGGTTTTGGATATAACAATCAATTTAACCATGTACCAATAAATTTCAAGAATGACTCAAGTAATTATAATCAATATGGTTTTGCTTTTAATAATCCCGTTCGAATTGAATATTGGACACAAACCAATAATATAAATGTTGCGATCACTTTGGAATATACAAAAACGGAGGTGGGCTAATGATAGCTATAGGTGAAGATAAAAAAACATTATATATAACACGTGGTGATGCACCACAAAAAGGTTTTAACAAACTAGCTTTTAAATATCCAATATATAATTTTGAAACAAAAGAAAAAGAAGACTATGAATTTAAATTGGATGATAAAATATCGTTTGTTATATTCGAAAAAAAAGGATATACAAAAAAAGAAATATTTAGAAAAGATTACACATTAAGGGATATAGGGTATACAGAATCAACAATTTGCCCTGAAATAATATTAACGGAAGAGGAAACTAAAAAGTTTCCTCTTTCTAATAAAAAACAGACATTTTGGTATGACTTAGTTTTAAATGATACAACAACAATGCTTGGTTATGACGAAAATGGAGCAAAAAAGATAATTGTTTATCCTGAAGCTGATGAAGAATAGGAGGTAAAAAATGAATTATTTAGAGGCTCAATTAGGATTTAAAGGAGAAAGAGGATATTCTGCATATGAGATTGCAGTACAAAATGGATATGAAGGAACAGAACAAGACTGGCTTGCAACACTTGGTACATCAAGCCATTTTTCACAAGATTCTACATCATATGTAGCAGTAGAAGGTCAAACAGATTTTAATTTACCTACTACATATACAAGTGATAGTTTTGTATCTGTTTATGTCGATGGTAAAAAATTAAGCGAAGATGAATACACAATAGCAAATAACAAAGTAGTTCTTACAAACTCAGCAATTGAAGGGAGTAAAGTAGAGGTCGTAGAGGTATCTATGTCTACAAATAACCTACCTATTGTAACGACACTTTCTGCTGATTCAACAAATGATACTGTTCCAAGTGCTTTGTATGTTTATACTAACATATTAACAGTATTACAGAATTTGCAAGTTCTGGTAAACAGCTTAGATGCTAAGGTTGATACAAATAAAGACGAAACAGATCAAGACATTAGTGATTTAACTTCAACAGTTTCTACTAACACAAATAATATTACCAGTTTAACAAATTCAAAACAGAATAATGTTTTAAGCGGTACTACAAGTCCATCAAGTGATTTAGGTGTAGATGGTGATATTTATTTCCAATATAGTTAAGGAGGTTAAATTATGGCAAGTTGTTCTGGAAATGGTTCTAGAGGTCATCATGCTTTCACATTAAATGTATCAGAAACTTACGTTTCAGATGGTGTAAATAATTACTCTGATGTTTCATGGTCTTTAGTTATGTCTCCAATTACAAGTGGATATGATTGGAATTATAGCAGTACAGTTCCGGTCACGTGGAGCGTAAGCGTAAATGGAGCTAATGCTAGTGGTAATATAATGCAATATGATGGTTCATCCACAGTTACAGTAGGTAGTGGTAGTTTAAGAGTATATCATGATGCTGACGGCTCAAAAGCAATAGGCTTTAGTTTTGGAGTTTCAAGTATAAACCAAAGTTATTTACCAGGTTCAGCTAGTGGAAACGGTTCAATGTGGCTGACAAAAATTAATAGACAAGCTACTATTACTAATGCTTATGATTTTACGGATGAAGAAAACCCACATTTTACATTTAGTAACCCTGGTGGCTATCCAATGAATGTATGGTTGGAACCAAACCCTACCGGAGAACATTTATGTGTTCGAAATAATATACCTAACACCGGTTCTTATACATGGTCATTGACTGAAGAAGAATGGGATTCCTTGCGTGATAAATGTAGTGGAAAATCATGTACAGTCAGAATTGGATTATACACAAACATAAACGGAACTTTATTAGCATCATATCAAGATAAAGCAATGACTATTGTAAGGGGAAAATCACAAGCAAATTATAAGGTTAATGGTGTATGGAAAAAAGCACTTGCATTTATAAAAGTAAATGGTGAATGGAAAAAGTCCAAAGTTTATAAAAAAATAAATAATGAATGGAAAGAAGGTCATTAATATGGTTGAAAATGAAATCTTTGAATTAATTAAAGGTGACACCTACGAAAGAAACATAGTCATAGAAAAGTATACATC